GCCGAGGTGCTGATCGACAGCGCGGCGGACGGGGTCTGGCCGTCCGAGGTGCTGATCCGGCAGTTCGCGCGCGCCATCGAGGAGCCGCCGCCGGCCGAGCGGCGGCTGGTCTCCAGCTGGCTCGCCTCGGTCGAGGGGCCGAAGGCGGAAGCCGGCGGGCATCTGGTGGAGCTTTACCGCTGGCTCCTGAAGCACCCGAGGCCGCCGCTCGCGATGGACCTGCGCGAGATCCGGGATCAGGCGCAGGACAATGCCCGGCGCTGCGAGCTCATACGCGACCGGATCGACCGGGAGACCGCGAGCCGGGAGGATCGCGACTGGCTCGAGCTCTATCTCCGCGACCGGGCGCAGGCCCGCGCGCTGGTCGATGCCGGACGCGGCCGCAAGGAAGGGGCGGCGGCATGATCGGCGGCGCGGTGGACATGCGGCGGGCGGAGCCGGTGCGGCAGCAACAACAAAAACAAGGACAGGGGTGCCGCATGAGGGGCGCGAAGGGCCGCAAGGCCATGAAGGCGAAGCTGGTGAGCCTGAAGCTCGCGCCGTGGGACCTCGGGCCGCTCACGCCCGCGCAGATCGCGGGCAAGCGGATCGAGGAGGCGGCCGAGGTCGAGCCGAAGACCGGGAAGAAGAGCAACCCGAACCGGGTGATCCGCACGCGGCGCGAGACCTGGGTGGGGCGTTACCATCGGCAGGGCAAGCTCTCGGTCGAGCAGGCCAATATCGCGGCCGAGCTCTTCGAGGCGGCTTCGGGCATGCCCGCCCGCGATCCGCTGGCCGCCATCGTCCGCGTCGATGTAAGCGGAGATCAGGATCCGCAGGTCGCCCAGGTGGATCGGCGGCGCAAGTTCTTTCGCATGTGGGAAGAGATCCCCGCCTTCGCCCGGCCCGTCATCCAGCATGTCGTTCTGGACGACCAGTCGCTCCGGAGCCTGCCCGGGCGGCTCAACAGCCGGCACGAGGCCCGCCAGCTCGACCGGCTCCAGCGCGGCCTGCAGGCGCTCTACGAGGCCTGGAGCTGACAGCCGCTTGACGCGGCCCGTTCAGTTCGGCAGATTGCCATCATCGAAGACAAGCGCCCGGCGAGCACCAAAGCTCTCCGGGCGCTTCGCTTTGGAGCCCTCCCCTTGATCCGCAAACTCTGCTGCGCCCCCGGTTGCGAGGAGGTCGCGCCGGCCGGCCAGCCGCACTGCCCCGACCATGCCGCCGAGGCCGAGGCGAAGGCACGGGCGCGCAAGGCTCGAGCCAAGGCCTGCGCCGCGGCGCAGGCGGGCGCCGCCTTCTACGCCACCGGCCGCTGGCGGCGGGCGCGGGCGCGGTTCCTCGCGGCCCATCCGCTCTGCGCCGACTGCGCCGGGCTCGGGCTCGTGGTGGCGGCGGCCGAGGTCGATCACATCCGACCGCACCGCGGCGACCCGGCTCTGATGTGGGACCGGGCGAACTGGCAGCCGCTCTGCCGGCCCTGCCATAGCCGCAAGACCGCGCGCGAGGTGTTCCACCCACCGGGGGGCATCGGAAAATCGGAGGGGTCGGCGAGGTAACCGGCGCTCGAACCTTCCTTTTCGTGCGCGGCGAATTGGCAAAAAAAGCCCACCGGGCAGACAGATGAGAGGGGCCGGGAGACCGGCCCCCTGCCCTCGCCCCGGCGGATCCGCGACGAGCCGATGGCCGGGAGCCCCCGCTCCGCGGCACACAACGACATGATGGACCGCCGATCCCGGCGCCCCCGATCCGGCCGCGCCGCGGCGGAACGCAGGCCGGCGCGGGCGCAATCCAAAGGAACGAGGACAATCACGATGCGCGGGCAGAAGCCGAAGGTCTCGAACGTCATCCCGATGAAGGGCGACCTCGCGGCGCCCGTGCCGGAGGCCCCGGGCTGGATGAGCGCGGAAGGCCGCGAGGTCTGGGAGCGGCTCGCCCCGGTGCTCGTGGCGAAGAAACGGCTCGAGCCCGCCTTCGAGGATCCGTTCGCGGTCTATTGCGAGGCGGTGGCCGATGTCATCCGCTTCACCGGCGACATCGCGGCCTTCGGCAGCTGGTACGAGGTCGAGACCCGCAACGGCCGCCAGCAGAAGAAGCGCGCCGTCTGGGGCCAGCGGCAGGATGCCATCGCCGTCATGAACCAGCTCGCCGCCCGCTTCGGCCTCACCCCGGTCGACGAGGCCCGCGTCCGCGTCACCGGACAGGGCGACCTCTTCGACGAGATCCTGAAGACCCTCGATGGAGCCGATTGACCATCCGGTCTCGCGCTATGCGCTCGATGTGGTCGAGGGCCGCGAGACCGCAGGCGAGCTGGTGCGCCTCGCCTGCCTGCGCCACCTGACCGACCTCGAGACCGGGCGCGACCGCGGCCTCTGGTTCGACTGCAAGGCCGCCAGCCGGGTCCTGAACTTCGCCGAGCTGATCCAGCACACGACCGGGCCGCTCGCCGGGCGCCCGCTCACGCTCAGGCCCTGGCAGGCCTTCCGCCACGGCTCGGTCTTCGGCTGGAAGAAGGAGGGGGGCCTCCGGCGCTTCCGCGCCACCTATCATCAGGTGGCCAAGAAGAACGGCAAGACCACCGACACGGCGGTGCCCGCCCTCTTCACCGCGCTCTTCGACCGGGAGGCCGCGCCGCAGGGCTATTGCGCGGCCACGACACGCGACCAGGCCGGGCTTCTCTTCCGCGAGCTCAAGCGCATGATCCGCGCCTCGCCGCATCTCTCGGCGCTGATGCAGGTCTGGCGCACCTCCATCGAGGTGCCGGCGACCGAGGGGCTGATCGCCTGCCTCTCGCGCGACGGCAACAGCTCGGACGGGATCAACCCGCACTTCGCCGCCCGCGACGAGGTCCACCGCTGGACCGACCGCGAGCTCGCCGAGGTGCTCACGAACTCGATGATCGCCCGGGCGCAGCCCATCGACTGGGCGATCACCACCGCCGGCGCCGACCGCGCGAGCCTCTGCGGCGAGATGCGCGACTATGCCGAGGAGGTGGTGCGCGGCACGGTCAGCGACGACAGCTTCTTCGCCTATGTGGCCGAGCCCCCGCCCGATTGCGACGTGGCCGATCCGCGCTTCTGGAAGATGGCGAACCCGAACCTCGGGGTGGCCTTCTCCGAGGAGCGGTTCGGCGAGATGTACCGCGAGGCCACGGTGATCTCGGGCAAGATGCCGAACTTCCGCCGGCTGCACATGAACCTCTGGACGGAAGGCGCCCAGACCTGGATCGCGCGCGACGTCTGGGACCGAGGCGCCGAGCCCTTCGATCCGCGCGCGCTCTACGGCCTGCCCGCCTGGGTCGGGCTCGATCTCTCGAAGACCACCGACCTCACCGCGATCTCGGTCGCGGTGCCGAAGGACGGGCAGATCTATCTCCTGGCCTATTCCTTCCTGCCCGAGGGGCCGAAGGGTTTCATCGCCCGCGCGCAGAAGGAGAAGCGCGAGTATGTCGCCTGGCGCGACGCGGGCTGGCTCGAGGTCCATTCCGGCGGCGTGATCGACGAGGATCAGGTGATCGAGCGGCTGGAGACGATCCGCGCCCGGTTCGACCTCCGCGAGCTCGCCTACGACCGCTGGGGCATGAAGTACATGGCGAAGGAGCTCCTCAAGCGCCGCTTCCCGCTGGTCGAGCACGGGCAGGGCTACGGCTCGATGTCCTCACCGATGAAGCGGTTCGAGGAGGCGGTGGCGAAGGGCCGGATCCGCCACGCGGGCAATCCGGTGCTGGCCTGGGCGGTCGGCAACGTGCACCGCGACGAGGATGCGGCCGAGAACATCAAGCCGAACAAGGCGCGCTCGAAGGGCCGGATCGACCCGGCGGTGGCCGCGATCATGGCCTTGGGCCGCGCCGAAGCTGCCGAAGGCCGCCGCCGAGCACGGGAGGTGGAGACGGCGTGCGCGGAGGCCTCTCCGCTCGCGCTTCGTGGATGGCGGCCCTCGGGACAGAAGGGACGGTCTCGACGTCTGGCAAGCTCTCCGGGATCACCATGCCTCGGGGGGCAGTCGGACGAAGCCGCCGTTGCCACCTGCCTGAGCGAGAGGTAGACCACGGGCGTTTCTTCGTTCGGATGGTGCAGGATGGAATATAGAGATGTTCGCGGCATCTTCTATCGCATCGTCCCTTCGGCAAGGGTCACCCTTGTTCTCGATCCGGCGGTAAGCCCGGAAGGACGGTTTCATCACGACAGTCAGCCGACCTTGTATGTTTCGCCGCGTCCCGATTGGGCAGAACATGCCATCGCGCGCTATGTGCACGACGATGACGCCCCTCGGATCATCTGCGAACTGGAAATCGGCGGGGCAAAGGTACTGGACCTCCGGGACCGGGAACAATGCGCCGCGTGGGGCGCCGATGCGTCGCTGGCGGCCGTTCCGTGGATGCCGGAAAGAGCACAGGGCCTTGCCGCATCCACATGGAGAATTGCCGATCTCGCCAGAGAGAAAGGTGCGGACGGCATGATCTATACGGCCAGGAGCGAGCCAAGCCGCTGGCATCTGGTTCTGTTCGACTGGCGCACTGCCAGGGCCACAGGAAAAACACTGCCCTATCCGCAAGGCCGGTCGGACTGAAGGCTCAGGCTCGGAGCGGACACCGTGCGAGCCGCTGCAGCGATTACCAGCATCACGAAGACACGAGCAGGCGCTCCCCGCGGGATCGTCTGGCGGAAGGAAGGACCGGCATGAGCAGATGGCCCCGATTTGGCGCTTCGCGAATGGCGGGCGCGTCCGTCCGCCCTGAGCCGCCGGTGACGGCGCCGCAGGCCGGGGCCGAGGCGAGCGGGACGGCGGCGCCGAAGCCCTGGCTGCAGGAGGTCGGCTGGAGCTCGGGCGGCGCGAGCCGGATCCGCACCCTGCCCCGCGTCTCGGCCGATGTGGCGCAGCGCCATGCCACCGTCTACGCCTGCTGCGCCGTCATCGCGGGCGATCTCGCCAAGGTGCCGCTGAAGCTCTTCCAGCGCACCGGCGACGGCCGCGAGGTCCGCGTGCGCGACCATGCCGCGCCCTATCTTCTGAATGTCGAGGCCGCGCCGGGCGTGGCGGCCTCGGTGGTGCGGTTTGCGCTCGGCTACGCCTTCACCCTCCGCGGCAACGCCTTCGCCTGGGCGCCGCGCGACGGGGCGGGCGAGCTCGAGCTGATCGATCTCGTGCGCCAGTCCGGCTGCAGCGTGCTCCGCGCCGGTCGGGACCGGTTCTACGATTTCGAGGACGGCGCGGGCCTCCGCCGCCGCGCGCCCTCCCGCGCCATGATCCATCTGCGCTACATGGCCGAGGACGGCTGGACGGGGCGCAGCCCGCTCGAGGTCGCGGCCGAGAGCGTGGGCCTCGCGCTGGCAGGCCAGGAGTCCGCCGCCCGCGCGGCCTCGGGCGTCACCGCCCGCGCCGTGATCCGGCTCCGCGACGATTACGAGGATGACGAGGCCCGCGTCCGCAGCGCCCGCCGGGTGGCCGCCGCGCTCCGCGCGCCGGAGGTCGAGGGCTTCCCGATCCTCGGCGAGGGCGAGGATGTGAAGACGCTCGACATGAAGGCCGCCGATCAGGAGCTCCTCGGCAGCCGCAAGTTCGACCGTGAGCAGATCGCGGCGATCTACCGCGTGCCGCCGGCGAAACTCCAGATGATGGAATACGGGGTGAAGGCCAATGGCGAGCAGCAGGCCATCGATTACCTCACCGACTGCCTCCTGCATTGGGCGAAGCAGGTCGAGGACCAGCTCGCGCTCGGCGTGCTGACCGAGGCCGAGCGCCGGGCCGGATTCTACCTGAAACATGACTTCGGGGCCTTGCTGCGACCCACAACGCGCGAGCGGTACGAGGCGCTGGCGAAGGCGGTGGGCGGCCCGATCCTGACGCCGAACGAGGCCCGGCGCATCGACGGCTACGACCCCATCGAGGGCGGCGACCGGCTGAACCCGGCCCCGAACATGACCCGCAGCGAGGAGACAGACCCATGACCCGCACTCTGGCCAGCCTCTTCGGCCCCCTGCAGCCCATGGCGCTGGCCGAGGATCTCGCGGCGTCCCTCCTCGTGCTGGCGGTGCCGGAGGGCGCGGGCGATCCCGCCGCGGCGGCCCGTGCTCCAACGGCCGGCCCGACCGTCCCCGACCGCTTCACCGTCGCGCGCGGCCTCGCAGTGGTGCCGGTGCGCGGGATCCTCACGCCGAACATGGCGCAGTACGAGCGCTGGTTCGGCTGGGCCACCTATCACGGTCTCGCCGAGACGCTCGCCCACCTCGCCGCCAGCGAAGATGCCGCCGCCATCGTGCTCGAGATCGACAGCCCGGGCGGCCTCGTCACCGGGATCGAGGCCGCGGCCGAGGCCATCGCGGCGGCGGCGGTCGTGAAGCCGGTCCATGCCCTCGTTTCGCCGCTGGCCGCCTCGGCCGCCTATTGGCTCGCCTCCCAGGCCTCCGAGATCGTGATGACGCCCGGTGCCGTCGCGGGCTCCATCGGCGTGGCGCTGACCGCCGCGGCCCATGTCCAGCCGGGCGCCAACGGCGCGCAGATCTTCGAGATGAGCTCGCGCCACGCCCGTGCCAAGCGCCCGGATGCCTCGACCGAAGCCGGCCGGGCCGAGCTCCAGCGCAGCCTCGACGAGGCCGAGGCCGCCTTCCACGCCGCCGTCTCCGCCGGCCGCGCCATCCCCGCGGCCGAGCTCGCCGCCCGCCTCAGCGTCACCGACGATCCGCAGGACGGCGGCGCCACCTTCCGCGCCCCCGAGGCCATCCGGCGCGGCCTCGCCGACCGCACCGAGACCCGCGCCACCTTCTATGCCCGCCTCACCGCCCGCACCACGCCGAAGCCCCGCAGCCCCAGCCGCGCCTTCGCCGCCCGTGCCGCAGCGGCGATAGCGCTCGCCCGAAGCTGATCGCCTTTTGCAGCGACCATGGCCCGACGAAGGACCGCGCCGGCTCCCGCAGATCAAAAGATCAAATAGACGATGAGAAGGTATCCGGCTGAGACCGAGAGGCCTATCAACCAGGTCCGCGGATCATTGAGCTTGCCGTAACTCGACCAATGAGAGCGGATGGCTTTGCTGCCGAGTTTTAAGAGCCGTTCCGTAATGGAGCGCGCCACTCTGCTGCTTTCATCGGGCTCGATCATGCGCAGGAACTCCGCATCCGCGTGGACAGATAAGTCTCAGGGCGGACGGTGCCCTGCGAGCCAAGCCGTAACCACCTCGTGCCATTCACCGCAAGCGGCAGGCACCTGACCCTATAGCCGCAGTTCCCCTGGATAGGGGAACTGTCCGCGCCCCTCCCCTTCATCCCTTCCCCATCCCCCGCCCCGTGGCGGGGCCGTTCGGCTGCGCGGATGCAGCCCTGCCAAGAGAGGATCCCATGGCACGACAGAACCTCGACGACCTGCGCCGCGCCCGGAAGGCCGCGGCCGACACGATGGCTGCGGTGGCCGCCCGCATCGGCGCGCTCGAGGCGGCCGAGGCACCGGACGCCGCCGCGCTCGAGGCCGAGACCGCGGCCTTTGCCGCCGCCGAAGCCGCCTTTGCCAAAGCCGATGCCGCCGTGACGCGCGCGGCGGCCGTGGAGGCCGCGCAGGCGGCCGCGGCGCAGGGCGATGGTGCGGGCACCGGGAGCGGGCCGGGTGCCGCCGGCGCGGACGCTGTGCCGGCCGTGGCGTCCGATCCGGCGCATCGCGGGGTGGCGGCGGGCTTCATGGTCCAGGCGCTCGCCCGTACCAAGGGCGACCGGGACAAGGCGGCCCGCCTCCTCGAGGCCGAGGGCCATGGCGCGATCTCGGCCGCGCTCTCGGGGGCGAGCGAGGGCGCGGGCGGCGTGACGATCCCGCGGCCGCAGGCGGCCGAGCTGATCGAGATGCTCCGCGCCCGTGTCGTCGTGCGGGCCTCGGGCGCCCGCACCCTGCCGATGCCCGCGGGCGAGATGCGGCACGCCAAGCAGGTGGGCTCGGCGGTGGCCGCCTATGCGGCCGAGAATGCGGCCATCGCGCCGAGCCAGCCCAGCTTCGACAAGATCGACCAGAGCTTCAAGAAGCTCGTGGGCATGGTCCCCATCGGCAACTCGCTCCTGCGCCACTCCGGCGTGGCGATGGCGCAGCTCGTGCGCGACGATCTCCTGAAGGTCATGGCGCTCCGCGAGGATCTGGCGTTCCTCCGCGGCGACGGCAGCGCCGACACGCCGAAGGGGCTCCGGCACTGGATGCTGCCCGCGAACTGGACAGCGGCCCCGGTCGCGGCCACGCCGGCGGCAGCGGAGTCCGCGATACGGCGGGCGGTCTCGCTCGTCGAGGATGCCGACGTGGGCATGGTCTCGCCCGGCTGGATCATGCGGGCCTCGACCAAGAACTGGCTCGCGAGCCTGAAGGACGCGAACGGCAACCCGCTCTTTCCCTCCATCGGCGCGTCCGCCCAGCTCATGGGCTTCCCGATCCGCACGAGCTCGCAGATCCCCGACAACCTCGGCGCGGGCGGCGACGAGACCGAGATCTATTTCGGCGACTTCGACGAGGCGATGATCGGCGACAGCATGGCGCTCGTCGTGGGCTCCTCGACCGACGCCTCCTTCGTCGACGGCAACGGGGCGACCGTCTCGGCCTTCCAGAACGACCTGACCCTCATGCGCGCGATCTCCGAGCACGACTTCGCGCCCGCCCATGACGAGGCCTTCGCCGGCTTCAACGCCACCGGCTGGACGCTCTGACGCCCGGCCGGGCTCCACGCCACCCTCCCCTGTCCACGTCCCTCCTCGGCCCCGGCGCTCCCCGGGGCCGCACCACATTCATCTCCGGAGAGATCCATGAAGACCATCGTGACCTTCATCCGCCCCTGGAACCGCTACAACCGCGGCGAGACCGCGGGCTTCGACCCCGCGACGGCCGCGGCCCTGATCGGCGTTCATGCCGTGCCGTACCGGCCCGCCGAGGCGGCGTCGGCCGCGATCCCGGCCGCTGCCCCTGCCCCCGCGCCCGCGCCTGCAGCGCTGGCACCGGCCCCCGCCCCGAGCTTCGAGATCGCCATGGCCGCGCTCGAGACCCCGGCCGAGACCGCGCCGAAGGCCTCGGCAATCGGCACGGCCGACCTGCCGGTGCAGGGCCGGCGGAAGTGACCCCATGCGCGTGATCGAGCCCCCGGCACTCTCGGTGTCGGTCGAGGCCTTCAAGCGGGCGGTCCATCTCGACGGGCCGGACGACGATCTCCTGATCGCCGAGCTTCTGGCCGCCGCCACCGAGGTGGTCGAGACCGCCGCCCGTCGCCCCCTCATGCCCCGGCTCGTGGCCTTCGAGACCCCGGCCGGGCGCTGGTCGCGCTGGTACTTCCCCATCGCGCCGGTGATCGAACTGGTGGAGATCTCCGATCCCGCCGCCCGGCTCGTGCGCGGCGCCACCGAGCCCGCGCTCGAGCGGACGCCGGCGGAGGGCGCGGTCAGCCTCACCGCGCTCTGCGGCCACGAGGATCCGGCCCGGATCCCGCGCGGCCTCTGTCAGGCGGTGATCCTGCTCGCGAAGGAATGGCATGACGCCGGGATCGGCCCGGCCGAGAGCGCGCCGCCCCTCTCCTTCGGCATCCAGCGGCTGATCCGGCAGGCCCGCTACGCCCGGCCGATGGTGTCGGAATGAGAGCCCCGCGCTTCGACCGCCGGATCCAGATCCAGCGCGCCACGCTCGCCGACGATGGCTTCGCCTCGGTCGAGGTCTGGGCCGATCATGGTCCGCCGCTCTGGGCCGCCCGCGCCGATCTCAGCGACGGCGAGCGCTGGAGCGCCGGCGAGGTCGCCGCCAGCGTCACCGCCCGCTTCACGCTCCACCGCACTGCCTTCGCGAAGGGCCTCACGCCCAAGGACCGGCTCGTCTCCGAAGGCCGCAGCTTCGAGATCTCCGGCATCAAGGTAAGCGGCGCCGCCGGCCGCTTTCTCGAACTGACCTGTTCCGCGAGGACCGACCGATGAGCGTCACCGTCTCCGTCTCAGGCCTCCGCGAGCTCGAGGCGCAGCTTGCGAAGCTCTCGAAGGCCACGGGCAAGGCGGCGCTGCGGCGGGCGCTGAAGACGGCAGCCCAGCCGCTGGCCGATCTGGCTCAGAGCAAGGCCCCGGTCGGCGACACCCGCACGCTCGCGCCCTCGATCACGGTCGGCACGCGCCTCAGCGAGCGTCAGGCGAAGCGGCATCGCCGTATGTTCCGCGACGACCGGGCCAGCGTCGAGATGTTCGTGGGCGCCGGGCCGCTCCCGAGCGCGCACAATCAGGAGTTCGGCAACATCCACATGGCGGCCCAGCCCTTCCTGCGCCCGGCCTGGGATCAGGACCGCGAGGCCCTCCTCGAGCGCCTCCGCGCCGATCTCTGGCAGCAGGTCTCGAAGGCCATCACCCGCGCGGAGAAGCGTGCGGCCCGAGCGGCCGCGAAGGCGCGAGGCTGACGCCATGGAAGAGGCCCTCCGCGCGCTCCTGCTGGCCTCCGGCGGGGTGACGGCGCATGTCGGCCGCCGCATCAACTTCGGCCGCCACCCGCAAGGCGAGCCGCTGCCGGCGCTGGTGCTCACCACGGTGAGCGACCGCGAGGGGCTGACCCTCGCCGGGCCGGACGGGCTGCAGCAGGCCCGCGTCCAGATCGACTGCTACGCCGAGAGCTACGGCGCAGCCAAACAGCTTTCCCGCGCCGTGCGCGCCGTGCTCCACGGCCACAGCGGCGGCGGGTTCCGGGGTGTCTTCCTCGACGGCGCGCGCGATCTCCGCGAGCCGGGCGACGACACCGGGCGGCCCTATCGGGTCTCGCTCGACTTTCTCACCATCTATTCAGCATAGGAGGGCCGCATGGCCTCGAAACAGATCATCGCCTATGGGGCCAAGGTGGAGCGCTCCACCGATGGGACCAGCGGCTGGACCGTGATCCCGGAAGCCAAGGGCATCGCCGTGCCTGTCGTCGAGCAGGATTATCAGGATGTGACCTCGCTCGACAGCGAGGGTGGCTACCGCGACTACATCAAGGGGCTGAAGGACATCGGCCAGATCACCATCCCGATGGGCTACACCTCGGCCGGCTACGCCGCCATGATCGCCGATCAGGAGGCCCCGAACCCCATCCACTACCGCGTGACGATGAAGCCCGCCCCGGACCAGAGCACGGGCGACGTGTTCCAGTTCCGCGGCTTCCCGGTGCCGCAGCTCGAGGCGGGCGATCTCGGCGCCCCGGTCGGCATCAACCTCAACATCCGCGGGACCGGCGCGCCCACCTGGACGCGGGGGACGGAGGCATGAACATGATCCGTGGAGCTGTTCCTTTCGAGGCGGAGGGGCGCGAACGCTTCCTCCGGCTCACCACCAATGCCCAGGTCCGCTACCAGGAGCGAGCCGGGGAGACCCTCGTCGATGCCGTCGTGGCGATGCAGGCCGAGGCGTCGCAGGGCGACATGCTGCGGCTCCGGCGGCTGATCTGGGCCGGCATGGGCCACGAGGGGCTGAGCGAGGATGCGGCAGGCGACCTGATCGACGAGATCGGCCTGGCCGAGGCCTCGCGGCTTCTCGGCGATGCGATCCGCGCGGCCTTCCCCGAGGCGGCCAAGGCCGAGGCTGAGGCCGAGGACGCCGGGGGAAACGCCCCGTCGCCGGCGAAGGCCAAAGCCAAGCCGGCCGCGGTCTGATCGAGGACCTCCTCGCCCGGTGGCTCGCCGCCGGGCAGGAATACGAGTTGTTCTGGCGGCTCACTCCGCGCGAGCTGATCTCGATCCTCGAGGGCGACTACAGGCGGCGGCGGCGCGAGATCGAGGACAGGCGCGTCCTGCAGCACGAGCTCGCCACCCTCCTGGCCTTCGCCTTCCACCAGCCGGGCAAGATGCCGGACTACAAGCCGCCGGCAGAGGCAGGCGCGCCGCCTCCGCAGAGGGCGGACACCGACTGGGACACCGACCACGAGCGGGTGCGCGGCCTGCTCATCGGCATGGCGCTCAGAGCGCGCGGGTGATCCCCCCCAATCGCAACTGACCAGGCCGCCTCCGGGCGGCCTTCTCCATGAGGAGGCTTCCCATGTCGGCAGTCATCGGCGCACTCCGGGTCAACCTCGGCCTCGACAGCGCAGAGTTCCAGAAGGGCCTGAAGAAGGCGCAGTCCTCGCTCGGGGCGGCGGCGAAGGCCTTCGGCGCGCTCTCGGCCATCGGGGCCACGGTGGGCGCCGCCATGACGGGCATCGTCGTGCCGACCGCCCGTGCCGCGAACGAGATCTCGCGGCTGGCGCAGGTCGCCAACACCACGCCCCAGATGCTGCAGCGCTGGTCCGCCGCCTCGAAGAGCGTCGGCATCGAGCAGGAGAAGCTCGCCGACATCCTGAAGGACGTGAACGACAAGGTCGGCGACTTCCTCTCGACCGGCGGCGGCGAGATGAAGGACTTCTTCGAGCAGATCGCGCCGAAGGTCGGCGTGACCGCGGAGCAGTTCCGCGCCCTCTCCGGGCCGCAGGCGCTGCAGCTCTATGTCTCGAGCCTCGAGAAGGCCGGCGTCTCCCAGGCGCAGATGACCTTCTACATGGAGGCCATCGCCAACGACGCGACGCTGTTGCTCCCCCTTCTGCGCAACAACGGCGCGGAGATGGAGCGGCTCGGGGATCAGGCGGCCGACCTCGGCGCGATCCTCGGCGACGAGGCGGTGGCGGCGCTCCGCGACGCGCACCTCGCGCTCGGGCAGATGGCCACGGCGGTCTCGGCCGCCCGCGACCGGATCGCGGCCGAGCTCGCCCCCGCGGTCGAGGCCATGGCCGTGGCCTTCACCAATTCCATGCGCGAGGGCGGGCTCCTGCGCGGCGTGATCGACGGCATCGGTGCGGTGGCGGGCGCGGTGGCGGGCAACATCGACCGGCTGGCGGTCTATACCGCGACGGCGGCCGCGGCGCTCGCCGTCTCCATGACGCCGGCCCTGATCGTCGCCACCCGCGCGGCCTGGGCCTTCGTGGCCGGATTGGTCGCAACGCGGGCGGCCCTGATCCGCACCGGGCTCGGCATCGCCGTCGTGGCCGTGGGCGAACTCGCCTATCGCATGACGCAGGCGGTCAAGGCCGTGGGCGGCCTGGGCAACGCGATGGAGATCATGGGCCGGGTCGCCCGGGGCGTCTGGGAGGGCATGAAGACCAGCGCCACCGCCCTCGGCCCGGCGCTGAACGCGGTCTGGAAGACGGTCGAGGCGGGCTTTCTGACCATGATCGCCGCCGTCGCGCGCAAGTGGACCGACTTCCTCCGCGACCTCTCGCAGGGCATGGCCGCGATCCCCGGCATGGGCGACGCGGCGCTCGAGGTGGGCAACATGGCGATCATGGCGGGTTCCGGGGTCCATGCCCTGACCTCGGCGGCCCAGGGCGCGCGCGACGAGGCGCAGGCGCTGAAGGAGGAGGCCCGGGCGCTCGCCTCCGACGGCTTCGAGGCCGCCGCCGCAGCCGCGGCCGAGCTGCGCTCCGCGGTGACGGACACCGGGGAGGCCGCCGACGGGGCGGCGCCTCCCGTCTCCGACCTCGGCGACAATGTGTTGGATCTCGGCGGCGCCGCGGGCGGGGCGAAGCAGAAGCTCTCCGATCTCGTCACGGCCGCGAAGGCGTGGAAGGAGCGGCTGAAGACCCCGGTTCAGAAATACCGCGAGGAGATCGCGAAGCTCGGCGAGCTCTCGAAGAAGGGCCTGCTCTCGGCCGACGAGCATCGGCGCGCCATCGGCGAGCTGAACCGGGAGCTCGGCGAGGGCATTCCGATCATCGGCGACGTGGCCACGGCCTGGGGCGACTTCGTGGCCGGCGGGTTCCGGGACTTCAAGGGCTTCGCGGGCCGCGTCCTCGGGAGCTTCAAGGGCATGCTGGCCGAGATGATCGCCACGGCGGCGCGCAACCGGATCGTCATCGGCATGGGGCTCGGCGGCGGCAGCATCGCCGGCACCGCGGCCGCGGCGGCCGGCGTGCCGGGGATGGGCGGCGGCCTCGGGATGCTGGGCAGCCTCTTCGGCGTTGGGGGCGGTGGCGGGTTCCTGGGCGGCATCGGCAGTGCCTTCAGCGCCTTCGGCAGCGGGGCCTGGGGCTCGCTCGGGAACTTCTTCTCGGGCGGCTTGTCGGGGGGCTTTGCCTATATCGGCCAGTCGCTCGGCATGGCCACGAGCGGTCTCGCAGGCTTCGCCCAGGCGGCGGGCGCGATCCTCGGCCCCATTGCCGCCGTGGCGGCGGCCTTCTCCTTCTTCGGCTCGAAGACGAAGCTCCTCGATGCGGGCCTCCGCGTCACCGTGCGCGAGTTGAACGCGATGGTCGAGAGCTACAGGAAGGTGGAGAAGTCCCGGTTCGGCGGGCTCTCGAAGTCGCGGAGCACGAGCTACGGCCTTGCGGATGGCGCGGTGGCGGGCCCCATCGTCAAGGCCGTGAGCCAGATGCAGGCCTCGGTGATGGATGTGGCGGATACGCTCGGCATCGGGGCCGAGGCCTTCAAGGGCTTCGCAGCCTCGGTCAGATTCTCGACCAAGGGCCTCTCCGACGAGGAGATCGGGGCGAAGCTGCAGGAGAAGCTCACCGAGCTCGGCGACAACTTCGCAGCCCGCGCCTTCGGCTATGTCGGAAAGAACGATCAGGCGATCAAGGATCTCGAGAAGCGGATTGCCGAGGGGACGTCCGATGCAGTTGTGAGCGGGCTCAAGGGATCCCTCGGCGACAAGATTCTCTCCGCGTTCCTGGGTCGGAAGCGGCAGGGCGACTTGGCCGAGCTGATCGCGGGCAACACGCTCGTCTCGACGCGGCCCGAGCTGGCGGCTCTGGTGAAGGAGGGCGAGAGCTTCGTCGAGGCTCTGCAGCGGCTGAGCGCGGCCATGTCCGGGGTCAACGGTGTCATGGGCACGCTGGGGCACAGCTTCCGGGCCGTGGACATGGTGACCGCCGGCATGGCCTCGGATCTGGCGGCGCTCTTCGGCGGGCTGGAGGGATTGGTCTCCGCCACCACCACTTACTATCAGGCCTTCTATAGCGAGGCCGAGCGGATGGAGACCGCGACCCGGCAGGCGACCGAGGCGCTGGCGAAGCTGGGTGTGGCCCTTCCCGAGACCCGGGCGGAGTATCGCCGGCTGGTCGAGGCGCAGGATCTCACCACCGAGCGGGGTCGGGAGCTCTACGCCGCGCTCATGCAGATGGCCGGCGTCATGGACCAGATCCTGCCGAGCGTGGCCGGCCTCTCGGCCGGGCTCGCGGGTCTGGTGGGCACGATCAGCACCGATCTCGACGGCATGATCTCCGGCGCGACCGAGGCGCAGCGGGCGGCGGCCGCGGCGGCGAAGGGCTGGTATCAGGTCACGCTGTCTCTGCGCGACTATATCGGCGACCTGCGCTCGGCGGCGTCCGAGCTGATCAGCCCGGCGGTGGCGGCGGCGCAATCTCAGGCGCGCTACCAGACGATGCTGGCGAGTGCGATGGCGGGCGATCAGGAGGCGGCCAAGGCCGTCTCCGGCGCGGCCTCGGCCTATATCGACGCGGTGCGCGGGCAGGCCCGGTCGGCGGTGGATGTGGCGCGCGCGCAGGCGCAGGTGCTCTCCGATCTGCAGCTCCTGCAGGGCGTGACCGGCCTCGAGGGCGCAAAGGAGGATGTGCTGGCCGGCCTCTATCGGGAGCAGGTCGATCTCCTGACCGAGGTGCGCGATTATCTGGGCCAGGGCGGTATCCTCGACCCCGCCCGGATCGACGCGCTCAACGGCCAGCTGGGCAGCCTCGAAGGCGCCATCGCGGCGGCGAAGGAGATCAGCTACGCCGCGCTCCGCGAGCGGATCGACGTGACCGTGGGGCTGATGGCCACGGCCGCGATCCCCGCCGACCTGCGCCGCATCCTGAAGAATGCCACGAGCGGGGTCGAGGTTTCGCTCGACATGGTGCTGCGGCGGATGGACCTCTCGCCCGATCTGGTCTGGATCGCGGCGAAGCAGTCCTCCGACCACCTCGCGCGGATCACCTATCTGGCGAAGGCCGACGCGCTGCCGGACGATCTGCGCGCGCTGGCGGCCGTCCGGGTGGCGCAGTCGGTGCGCCGGCTCGCGCTGGTGATGGACCGGCCCGCCTCCGATCTCGGCATGGCGGAGCTGCTCACGGCCATCGGCGCGACCGGCGGTCGGATCACGCTCGGCGGGAGCTTCGCCTTCGACCCCTCGACCGGCTTCTCGAGCTGGTTCGAGACCACGACGCGGGGGGCGATCACGTCGCCGATGACGGCGCTGCGCACCGCGCTCGACGATCTGCGGGATGCGATCCTGAACGAAGCGCGCGCGGCGGGGCAGCGCGAGCGCGGAGCGGCGCTGTCGGCCTATGCCGGGGGCCTCGCGACCAATGCCGCTGGGGACATTCTGGCCACGGATGCCCAGATCAGCGCGATGGCCAAGACGGCGGGCATCGACACGACCGGGAAGACCACGGCCCAGATCATGCGGGCAATCGAGGGCTTCTCGGCCACCGACGGGATCGAGACGATCCGCCGGCTGCCGGGGAGCCTGAAGGACTATCTCTGGGGCCTCTTCCAGCAGCGGCAGGGCCGGATCCCGCTCGATACCGCCGATTATCTGCGGCTCTATCCGGACGTGGCGGCCGACGAGTATGGCTACGATCCGACCATCCATTACCGCAACCACGGCCGCGAGGCGATCCTTGCGGGCCTGCGGCCGTTCAAGCCCGAGGTGTTCGACTGGTCGGCCCTCGGCCTCGACATCCCGGGCTTCGCCGCGGGTGGCCTGCATGCGGGCGGCCTGCGCCTCGTGGGCGAGCTCGGCCCCGAGCTCGAGGCCACCGGCCCGAGCCGCATCCACAGCGCGGGGCGGACCGCCGATATCCTCGGCGGCGCCGCCATGGGCGCCTCCGAGGTGGCAGGCGCCGTGCGCGATCTGCAGGCCGAGCTCGTGCAGCTTCGGGCCCAGAATGCCGAGATGGCGCGCGAGCTCGCCGAGATGAAGGTCTGGGCCCGCAAGGGGGCCGAGGCCTCCACCGCCACCGCCAAGGACCTGCGCCGGATCGGCACGGTCGGGGTGCGGATCGACCCGACGGAGGCCGTCTGACGCGGATCATCCTGCCGACCCCGGTCACGCCGGCGGCGCTTCTTTCGAGCAACATCCCCGAGGACGATCATCCCGCCTGGGGGGCCGCCGTGACCTACGCCCGGGGCGCGCGCGTGGTGGCCCATCACGGCGTCTGGGAGAGCGTGGCCGACGGCAACACGGGCCACGATCCCGCGGCGGATGCGCTCGGCTCCCGGTGGCTCCGGATCGGGGCCACCAACCGCTGGCGCGCCTTCGACGAGCGGATCGGCGGCCAGACGGTGGGCGGCCCCACGATTACCTATTCCATCCGGCTGCCGCGCACGCTGAACCGCCTCGCCTTCTTCAACCTCGATGCGGCCTCCGTCCGGGTGAAGGTCACCACCCCCGCAGGCGCCACGATCCACGACCGGACGGAGGGTCTCGTCGCCCGCGATCCGGTCGGCACCTTCTGGGAATATGTCTTCACCGAGTTCGCCTTCACCCCGAACGTGATCGTGGCCGCCCCGCTGCCGGCAGGCGCCACGCTCGACATCACGGTGACGGGGGGCGCCGTCACCCGGGTGGGCGAGATCGTCATGGGCCGCGACACGCCGGTCGGCACCACGGTGGCGGGCACCGGCCTCGGCCTCGTCGACTATTCCGTGAAGCAGCGCGACGAATGGGGCGGGCTCTATATCGTGCCGCGCCCCGTCACCCGCACCGTCTCGCTCGCCTTCCAGGTCCCGCTCGAGGGCGCGGCGCGCGTCCAGTCGATCATGGAGCGCGTCTCGAGCCGCCTCGCCGTCTTCTATGCCGGCGAAGGGGTCGACCTCTGGGGCACCACCGTCGCCGGCATCCTCCGCGATTACGACCTGACCCTCGGCCATGCCATCTGCGACGGCCGCGCCGAGGTCGAGAGCCTCGCCTGACGCAAGGAACCTCCCATGGACTTCTTCTCTCCCCCGCCGACGCCGCCGAACAGCGGCAACCCCGGCACCTTCAACGACGATGCCGATGCCTTCCTGGGCTGGTTCCCGGCCTTCGTGGCCGAGCTGAACGCGCTTCTGCCCTATCTCACCGGCGCGGGCTTCGGCGACGGCACCACGGCCGCCCCGGGGCTTTTCTGGAAGGGCGATCCCGATACCGGGCTCTTCCGACCGGGCAGCAACGCGGTGGGGATCGCGGCCGGCGGCATCCTCCGGCTCACGGTCTCGGCCCTCGCGCTCACCTCGACCGTGCCGCTCCGGGCGCCGCTCGGCACGGCCGCGGCGCCGGGGATCGCGTTCGAGACCGATCCGAACACCGGGATCCGCAGCGACGGGGCGGACGTCCTCCACTTCGTCACCGGCGGCGCGACGCGGGGCTTCTTCTCGACCACCCACTTCCAGTCGCTTCTGCCGGCCGCGCTGCCCGCCGGGGCGGCGGCAGCCCCCGGCCTCACCTTCGCGGGCGATCTCGACACCGGGATCTTCCGGGCCGCGGCGGACCTGCTCGGGATCGCGGCCGGGGGCGAGGAGCGGTTCCGGGTCGGCTCCGGCCGCGCGGCGGCGCTGGTGCCCTTCAGCGTTCCGGACGGGACGCAGACCTTCCCCGGTCTCACCTTCAACGGCGAGGTGGGCTCGAACACCGGCTTCTTCCTCGCGGCCGAGAACGAGCTCGGCGTCACCTGCCAGGGCACGGAACGGGCGCGGTTCACGCCCTCCGGCATGCAGCTGCAGGGGCTCCTGTCCGGCACGGCCGTGACCCAGAGCGATCTCGACACCACGCCCGGGCGCCTCCTGAAGGTCGGCGACTACGGCCTCGGCGGCACGGCGCGTCCGATCCCGGGCAACGATGCGGACCAGATCGGGGCGACGGGCTTCTATCAGGTCACCGGCGCCACGCTGAACCGTCCCGCCGGCATGTCCGTCGGCACCCTGCAGCATATCCAGCACGGGGCGAACCGGGCGGTGCAGATCGCCTATCCGCAGACGGCCTCCGATACGGGACGCTGGTGCCGGCAGAAGGACACCAGCTGGGGCGACTGGTTCCTGACCTACGACCAGCGCAACATCGTGGGAGCGGTGAGCTGGGCCTCCGGCTTTCCGCGCGGCGGCATCATCGAAAAGGGCGAGACTGCTGGCGCCGAATATGTTCGCTTTGCGGATGGGACGCAGCTCTGCCGCCTGGTCCAGACCGGCGCTCCGGGTCCGGCGACGCCGCATGGGCCGCTCTATCGCACCGAATGGCAGACGGTGACGCTGCCCGTCGAGTTCGTGAGCGGGGCCCTGAACGGGCATTGCGTGACGGGAGGCTGCCGGGGCGGCTCGGTGATCTCGCTCCTCGGGCGGCCGGGGGCCTCGAACGTCGCGGCCTACATGCTGCTGGCTCCCACATCCTACGCCTCAACGCAGGTCGTCGATCTTCTCGTCACCGGCCGCTGGAGGTAACCCGCCATGATGCGCATTCGCATGGTCCCGCTTCGGCGGATGTATGAGCTGACCGTCTTCCGCGTGCAGGGAGACACCCTGACCTGCAACGACATGGTCTACGACTTCAGCGGCGTCGAGGAGGGAGACGTGCTCCCGTGGGACGCCATGGACAACACCTGGGTCACGAGCAACGTCACCCGGGTAAACGGCGTCCTCGAGTTCGAGGTGGTCTTCCCCCACGGCTATTACGGGGACATTCCGCTGCCGAACCCCGGCACCATCGAGGTGGAGGATCAGGACATTCCGATCCCGCCCTACCTCCCGCCGTCGGCGGAGGGCTGATCCATGACCAGCAGGAGTGCAGCAATGGCGACCGCGACCATCGATTACAGCAGGCTCGTGAAGGCCGCGGACATCAAGGCGCAGGCCGAGGCCCGCGCGCGGGGGCCGGCCGAGATCAGCCTGCTGCAGGCCATGATCGTGATCGGCGAGGAGAAGTGGGCCGAGGCGATGGTCATCGCAGAGGACGCCTCCTACCCCTGGGCGATGCGGGCCGCGCTCCGCGGCGCGACGGTGCTCGTCCGAGGGTCGGAGACGATGGACACGCTGGCCTTCCTCCTCGGCTTTTCCCCGGAGGAAACCGATCGGCTGTTCATCGAAGCCGCGCAGGTGACACTGTGAACCTGCTCGAGCAGGCGGGCCTCCTCACGCCGCCGGCCGCCTGAGGCGCCCCGCCTTCCCGATCATCATGACAGGACCCGGCCGCCCCCGGCCGGGCCGAGACCCGCGCGACGCGCGCACACCACAGGAGCGGCGCGATGCCGGAAAAGGGACTGATCGACACCATCACGGCGCTCTGGGGCGGGGCCATCGCCACGCTGATCGCAGCCGCCATGGGCCGGCTCATGTATCACACGGGCGAGGTCCGCGCCCGCCGGCGCGCCTTCTTCGGCCGCGAGCTCCTCTGGGAGATCCCCGCCCTCGTCGCCATGGCCTTCGTGGGCGAGGCGCTCAGCTCGTACCTCAGCCTCGACGGCCGGGCAGCCATGGGCCTCGTGGCGATGCTCGCCTATCTGGGGCCAAGGGGCACCACGGCGATGATCGAACGGCTCTGGCGGGGGAGGAGCGCAGGATGATGGACCGTTCCAACACCACCCTTCAGCACGATCAGGATGCCAGCGCCTTCCGCAGCGCCTCGTTCACGAAGGCGCTCTTGTTCGGCATCCCGTCCAGCCTGGAGGCGAGCTCCGGATCGATCATCAGGTTCATGCGCACCTTCTTCTGCTCACTCGGCTTCGGAGGCCTGCCGCGGCGCGCATGCGCAAAAAAGTGGTCGTCCAGCTCGCGGACCTCGTCGTCGTCGCCGATGTAGGGTTTTGCCTTAGCCATACTTCCTCTCCTCTCGGGCGTTCGCCTTGCGCAGGCTGATCACGCGGAGCACGTCACCCCGCCAGCACCAGGCCACAACGCAAAGACGGTCGCGGATGGGCGCGACGGTGATGTAGCGGGTCTCCGGGTAGGGCCGCCGCGTGTCCTCGATAGTCAGCGCGGCATCCCAGTCGATCAGAGCAACGTCGGCGAAATCGAGGCCGCGGTCTGCCAGTGTGGCCTGCCGCTTGTCTTCGTTCCATTCGAGTTCGATGCCGTCGCTCACGGGATTAAATATACACACGCAAAAGGCAGCAATCAATATTGGCGTGTAGTGAAAATACGGTCGCGCGACAGCGCGGCCGCAGCGCCCCTCAGGCAGGGGCCGGGCTGCGTCAACAGCCCGAACCACGCGGCCAATGTCTCACCAGCGACCGCGCCAGCCTGTCCGTCGCCTTTCAGACTGCCTGCCACCCCTCGCGAGGGCAGGCGCCTTGTGAGGCAGAATCACCAAATGAAACAAGTACCTCCCGCCGCCCCGGTCGCCCCGTGGCTCGGCGGCAAGAAACGTCTCCACCCGCTCATCCTCGAGCGGATCGAGGCCATCCCGCACCGCGCCTATGTCGAGCCCTTCGTCGG